AACAGACTATTCTTTATATTCTGGGAAGCTTGTAAAGCCGATATTAGATCATACGGAATATGTTATCTTAAAAAAAGAAGGTCAGGATTTTCTTTTATGGCATCTGGAGAGTGTGTTAACAAAGCCACTATGTCTACAGATTCAAGGTTTGGGATTTTATCTAAATCAGGACCTGATGCTAAAACAATGTTTACCGATAAAGTGGTACCAATCTCCGTTAACTATCCATTCTTTTTCAAACCAATACAAGATGGTATGGACAGGCCAAAAACAGAGCTTGCATACAGAGTACCAGCTAGTAAGTTTACTAGAAAAAAACTAGAAACTAACGAAACACTTAGAGAATTAACAGGACTTGATACAACTATTGATTGGAAAAATACAGGTGATAACTCTTACGATGGAGAAAAGCTAAAGCTTTTAGTGCACGATGAGTCAGGTAAATGGGAGAGACCAAACAATATATTAAACAATTGGAGAGTCACAAAAACAACACTACGATTAGGTAGTAAGATTATTGGTAAATGCATGATGGGATCAACCTCTAATGCTTTAGACAAAGGAGGTGAGAATTTTAAAAAACTCTATTATGACTCAGACGTTACTAAAAGAAACGCCAATGGGCAGACTCGCTCAGGATTATATAGTTTGTTCATACCTATGGAGTGGAACTACGAAGGATACATTGATGCTTATGGCGTACCTGTCTTCGACACCCCCAAACAGCCGGCTGAAGATCCACACGGCACAAAGATTAAAATAGGTGTTATAGAATATTGGCAGAATGAAGTAGATGGTCTTAAGGGAGATCAGGATGGTTTAAATGAGTTTTATAGACAGTTTCCACGTACTGAAGAACATGCTTTCAGAGATGAAGCTAAATCTTCTTTGTTTAATCTTACTAAAATATACGAACAAATAGATTGGAATGCAGATTTAAGAAATAGCAATGTAATAACTCAGGGTAATTTTAATTGGCACAATGGTATTAAAGATACTACAGTTGTTTTTAGCCCTAATAATAATGGTAGGTTTTTTATATCATGGGTTCCTTCACAGCATTTACAAAACAACGTTATCTCTAAAAATGGTTTAAAACATCCTGCAAATGATCACATGGGTGCATTTGGTTGTGACAGTTATGATATATCAGGAACAGTGGACAGAAGAGGATCTAACGGAGCTTTACACGGGCTCACCAAGTTTTCAATGGATGATCATCCTTCAAACCAATTTTTTTTTAGAATACATAGCTAGACCTGCAACTGCAGAAATATTTTTTGAAGATGTTTTAATGGCTTGTATATTTTATGGTATGCCTTTGTTGTGTGAAAATAATAAACCAAGGCTTTTGTATTATTTTAAAAGAAGAGGTTATAGAGGTTACTCAATGAATAGACCAGACAAGATGTATAATAAATTGTCTGTTACAGAAAGAGAAATAGGTGGTATACCTAATTCAAGTGAAGATATAAAACAAGCTCATGCCGCGGCGATAGAGTCTTACATACAGGATTATATAGGTTTAAAACCTGACACCAACTATGGTGATATGTATTTTCAAAGAACATTAGAAGACTGGGCAAAATTTAATATAAACAATAGAACAACTCATGATGCCTCGATTAGTTCAGGACTTGCAATCATGGCTTGTAATAAAAATAAATATAGACCAAATCCTATTATTGAAAGAAAAATTTATAATTTAGGTATTAAAAGATATAGCAATAAAGGAGCAACGTCAAAAATAATTGAATAAATGAAGAAAATGTACACTAATTCTAATAGCGCCTTTCCAAGTCAGGTAGTACCGGCTGCAGAAAAAGCTTCATGGGAGTATGGCTCGCAGGTTGCGTCAGCTATTGAAACAGAATGGTTTAATCAAGGTAGGACTAATGGCAATAGGTATTTAACTAGCTTTAATAATTTTCATCATTTAAGACTATATGCAAGAGGTGAACAGCCTGTGCAAAAATATAAAGATGAATTAGCTATTAATGGAGACATGTCTTATCTTAATTTAGATTGGAAACCTGTCCCTGTTATATCTAAGTTTGTAGATATTGTTGTTAATGGTATTTCTCAAAAAGAATTTGAAATAAAAGCTTATTCTCAAGATCCAGAGTCTGTTAAAAAAAGAACAGAATATGCAACTGGCGTTGCACAAGATATGTTTGCATTTGATCAGATACAAAAAACTAAAGAAACTTTAGGTTTAGACTTACAAAGATCTAATATTTCTCCTTTAGACTTGCCTAGAACAGAAGAGGAATTAGAATTACACATGCAATTAAGTTACAAGCAGTCTATAGAAATAGCAGAGGAAGAAGCTATATCTACTACACTTGCAAAAAATAGATGGGAATTAACTAAGCGTAGAATAAATCAAGATTTAGTTACCTGTGGAATTGCTGCAACTAAAACTACTTTTAATAAGTCAAATGGTATAGAGATAGAATATGTAGATCCTGCTTATATGATTTATTCATATACAGAAGATCCAAATTTTGAAGACATATACTATGTTGGTGAAGTTAAATCTTTAACTATACCGGAACTTAAAAAACAATTTCCAAACATATCTGACGAAGAACTAGAAAGAATTCAAACAATGCCTGGTAATAGTCAATACGTAACGGGTTATGGAAACTACGATAATAATACTGTTCAAGTTTTATTTTTTGAATACAAAACATATCATGATCAAGTTTTTAAATTAAAACAAACTGATAATGGATTAGAAAAAATCTTAGAAAAAAATGATGATTTTAATCCTCCACCAAGTGATACTTATAATAAAGTTTCTAGAAGTATAGAAGTTTTATATAGTGGTGTAAAAGTAATGGGTACTAACACTATATTGCAGTGGGAATTAGCTGAAAACATGACTAGGCCAATGGCAGACACTACTAAGGTAGAGATGAACTATGCTATATGTGCTCCTAGAATGTACAAAGGTAGAATAGAATCTTTAGTTAGTAAAATAACTGGTTTTGCTGATATGATTCAACTGACGCATTTAAAAATGCAGCAAGTTTTAGCAAGAATGGTACCAGATGGAGTATTTTTAGATATGGATGGTTTAGCTGAAGTCGATCTTGGTAATGGTACTAATTATAATCCAGCAGAAGCTTTAAGTATGTACTTCCAAACTGGTAGTATAGTTGGTAGATCACTCACCCAAGATGGTGAATTAAACAGAGGTAAAGTACCTATTCAAGAATTAACGTCATCAAGTGGAGGTGCTAAATTACAAAGTTTAATACAAACTTATCAATATTATTTACAAATGATAAGAGATGTAACCGGGCTTAATGAAGCTAGGGATGGTAGTTTACCAGATAAAGATGCTTTAGTTGGTTTAGCTAAAATGGCAGCTAATCAGTCTAACATAGCTACTAAACATATCAATCAAGCCAGTTTGTATTTATCTTTAAGAATATGTGAAAACATATCTTTAAAATTAGCTGATGTTTTAAGCTTTCCTTTAACTCGTAATTCTTTAATCGAAAGTATCTCTCTTTACAACGCTCAAACGTTAAGTGAAATTTCTAATTTAAATTTACATGATTTTGGTATTTATTTAGAACTTGAACCTGATGAAGAAGAAAGAGCTGCTTTAGAGCAAAACATACAAATAGCTTTACAACAACAAGGTATTGATTTAGAAGATGCTATAGATATTAGACAAATAAAAAACTTAAAACTAGCAAATCAATTGCTAAAGCTTAAAAGAAAAAAGAAACAAGATCAAGATCAAGCTAATCAACAGCAAATGATACAGGCACAAGCTCAGGCCCAAGCTGAAACTGCTGAAAAAACAGCATTAGCAGAAGTTCAAAAACAACAAGCTTTAACAGAGCAAAAAGTAAATGTTGAACAAGCTAAGTCACAGTTTGAAATACAAAGAATGCAAACTGTAATGCAAATTAAAGCTCAATTACTAGCTCAAGAATTTGAGTATAATAAGCAATTAGCTCAAATGAAAATAGGAACTGAAGGTTCTAAAGAAACAAAAATAGAAGATCGTAAAGATAAACGAGTTAAATTACAAGGAACTCAACAAAGTCAGTTGATTAATCAACGACAAAATGATTCGGGACCTGTTGATTTTGAAAACGCAGGTGGGGATTTATCAGAATTTGGACTAGAAGGTCTAAGTTCACAATAATTATATAATATTTTATCATGTCAGAACAAACAAAAACAAATGAACCTGTTAAACAGGAAGGTGACTTTAAAGTAAAGTCAAAAAAAATACCAAAAAATTTAGGCAATCTAAACAAAAATGATACAGTAAAGGTTGATTTAAGTAAACCACAAGCTGAAGGAGAAATTACTCCTGATTTAATAAAAGTAGAAATACCTAAAGAAACAATTAAAACAGAAGATAATGCCATTCGTATCGGAGAAACAAAGGAAGTGGTTGTGGGCGAACAAACCGGAGATAGCGCTAAAGTGGACAAACAAATACCAGAGCCCAGCAAAACTATTGAAGAACCTTCACCAATCCAAGAAATAACTAAAGAAGAACAAGTTCAAGCTAAAGAAATTAAAAAAGAAATTGCAGAAGCAAAAAGAGATGAGCAAGTTCTTGGTAAAGCTTTACCTGAAAACATAGAAAAACTAGTAACTTTTATGGAAGATACTGGTGGAAGCGTAGAAGATTACGTGGCACTAAACAAAGACTACTCTAATCTTAGTAGTGGGCAACTACTAAAAGAGTACTATATAAAAACAAAACCGCATTTAGAATTAGAAGAAATTGCTTTTTTAATGGAAGACAATTTTGATTTTGACGAAGATGTAGATGAAGCAAGAGATATTCGTAAGAAAAAACTTGCTTACAAAGAAGAGGTTGCAAAAGCTAAACAGCACTTAGAAAGTTCAAAAAGTAAATATTACGACGAGATCAAGTTGAGACCGGGCGTTACTCAAGA